AATATAAGCATTACCAATTGCTTGTAAATCAGTGTAAACTTTTTCCATTGTTTTTGTAAATGAATCTTCATCATTTAATGATTCAAGCCAATCACGAACCTCAATCTTTGCTCGTTCAATTCTTCGTCTAGCATTCTCTGCAGTCTTTGCTTCTGCTGCTTCTAATTTAATCATTGTTCTTGGAGATATTTCAAAATCATATCCAAGACCTACAATGTTTTCTACCTTAGCATTAATAGCAGAATGATTTGCAAATGATGTATCATACAAACTTGCTAATTCATAAACATTCCATGGTGGTGTGATAACATCAAACAATCCATAACCGTTTCTGTATACACTACCTGGATTAATTTCTTTTGACTTTGCTCCACCAATACCGTTGCTTTCTGCCTTTGCATTATCCATGTAGGTTTGTGAAACATCTACCTTAGACATGCGTGAAGCACGACGCTTAAAATTATTGTCTAGACCAGTTAAAACTTTTAGTTCATCCCAAGACTTGTTAAATGGGTCTGCCTTTTTAAATGTATCATCTGGTGTAGGAAGATCGTCTGTTCTTGCTCTTAAAATATATTCATTCTCTTCTGACATTATTCTTCACTTCCATACTTGTTGTGGGTTTGTTGAGCAGCATGCCAAGCACCTAGATCATTCATAGATGGGATTAGACCTTCTTGTAGTCTTTGCTTTTGCTCTGAATATTCTTCTTCTGAGATTCTAGTAAGACCAGGAACAAAGATGCATTGCCCATCTCCGTCATCACCATAATAAATTGCTGCTTCTTTAAGTTTTGCGATCTGTCCAATATCGCCCTTCATAGATTCTATGTTCAGAACAGAACCATTTCCATCAGTGAACCACTTACCGTTAGCCTTTTTATAAACATATAAACCCCAATCATAGTGTTTATCGATTACTTTGATTCGAGATTCCCCGACCTGCCCTTTCATTTTTGGCAGGTTTTTACGCTTTTTCTTTTGATTTGACAGATCCATAACTATTAGTATACCATATTAAACAGCATTTTGGACTTTAGATTGCCACAATACCTCAGTTAAAACCTGATATTGGTAGTTTTGAAACCTTAATGGTCTAGTATCATCAATAATAATTTTATTTGTTCCTGTATAACTCTTATATATGTCTGATGGTTTTACGCCATAATAGGATGTACTTGATAATATAAGTACTCCCTGCCAGATATATGCGTTGTCCCAAAAATCCCAATCTAGCGTTAATGGACCAGAATATTTAACTTTAAACCACGGTCTTTCTGTTATATTTTGAACTTCTTGTAAGTTTGTAGACTTATAGTGTGAAACTAAATTAATAAGAATTGGTCCATTTATTTTTATTGATCCAACATAGTTACCAAAGTTTAATAAACTTGAAAAAGAAATACCAAGCATAGACCACTCTCTAATGGTAATAGTTGGCTCTTTTACTATATTTCCATTTAAATAAAATCCTATACCATTTTCAATTCTACCAGTTTTACCATTAACTGCATATATTTTTGCACGTTTTCCACTAGGATGATTTGCAACCATAAAAAACTTAATAAGATTATCTTTACTTTCAATTTCAAAAATTTGTGTAGGTGCATATGGGAAAAAATCTTCATCATATCTTATGGCTGTTTGCATTGCCATAACTTTATAATTACTTGCTTTTTCAGAATTGATAGGAATTAGCAACCCTCTATTAATTGCTGGATCATAGTCTCCTCTAATCTGAACTCCAGAATATCTTGTTAAATAAAGATATGGAGAACTGCCCTTATAAATTGTATATGGATTAGCATTCTTATAATCATAATATAATCCTGATTTACGATATGAGTAAAGTGGAATTCCAAATCTAGTTCCAATTGGATTTGGCGTTGCTTCATTAAATGCTTGCGATGCTAATTGTAATTTTTTTATTTTTGTTTTATATTGAGTAATTCCTTTTAATTCAAATCTTAAAGAAATAACAACAGAAAGATCATTGAAGTCAGCACCTTTTGGTGGATATATTAGCATGTTATCTACTAGTTCATATCTAGTGTTAATCCAATCAGATCCTGGCTCAATTACTCCATTTTTGGGAGCCTTTTGTGTTTTTACAAAAAATGACCAAGGTTCTGATGCTCCAGTATTTGTATATTGAAAAGTAATATAAGATTTTACCAATGAGTTACTTGTATCATACTTATAAGTTTTTACTGCTTTATTTTTAAGATCTTCATAATCAATATACCCTGTATATAAATGATTATCTAGCATATTATAGTTTCTTTGTATTGGACTTTGGTATGCCGATCTTAACTCATTATAAGACCATGAACCTGTAGTTTCTTCTTCTATAAAGTTTGATGGTGCTGGATAGTTTAGGTTAAACTGAATAAAATCTAAATCGTAGTATTGATTCCCTTTTTTATCTGTAACATATTGTGCAAAATATGACAATGGAATATTGTCTTCCCAGGAACCACTAATATCAATATCTAGTTGAAATTTTTCAAAATATATCTTAGGAACAAGGTTATAACTTGCTAAATAATCTTTAGCAAATGTTGATGCAAAAGATGATGGTGTTCCACCACTAATTACATAACTCCAAAAAGCACCCTGATTTAAAATAAAAGTATCAACATTTATATCATATTCAGATCCGTCATTTCCAAAATATGTTTCACCAGAATCGTAATCTACATATTGACTATATTTGTCAAATATATTTTCATAATCTACTGGAACCCCATATTCATTAAAAAGATTATCCATTTCTGAAAAATTCTTTGGTGTTGAAAAAGCAACCTTATAAATATTTCCGTTAAATGTATTTGTAAAATCTTTAAAACCACCTACATATAATTTTAATGATCCAAGATCTCCAAAAAATGACATTACATTTGATCCGTTTTGATTTGCAAACTCATCTATATTTATTCCAGCAAGAAACTCTTCTCCAGGCATTACGCCACCAGAATAATAAACCACTGATTCCTGTCCATTAAATTTTAAAACATAATTAATTTTATCCTCAAATAACTCAATTGTAAAAGTATTGTTTGTTACTGGATTTTCTATTTTAAATAATGTTCGTTTATTTGAAGTCAATGATGGAACTTTAAATATACCATAAAAACATTTTGTTCCATTTGCTAATACATTTAATGAATTAAACAATAAATATCCACCAACATTTGACCATGCAGATGTGGGTTTTAAATTTAAAAAGAAAGAGTCCTCAGACTGAATATTTTTACAATCATTATATAGTTCACTAACTGATTTTAAATTTAAAATAATTTCAGGCAATTGATGATCTGGTGATGTAAGCATATTATCGACAACACTTAAATTATCAATGGATGCTTGAGACCATGTACCTAAGTCTGGATAATTATAGTTATTTGTATAATCAGCAAAAGCATAATCTATAAAAGTTGATGTTCCACTATATGATGCATTAATATTTTCTGGTATTTCTACGCCTTGACCATAAACAAATCTTCGTTTTGCAACCGTAGTGGAAACTGCATATCCATATAAAGAAATACAATCAAGTTCGACTGGAGAAATATCATCATACGAATAAAATCCTAGCCAGTCTTGATCCTTACCTAAACTATTTAATTTATCTGGAAAGGTTAGATTTGCTGTAATAAAATCTAAAACAATTACTTCTTCGCCATTAATTAATAAACTTGCTGAGTTATTACTAATTCTAAGATGAACAAGCATTGGCCTTGCCCATTCTCCAATATAGTGAGAGTCAAAGTGGTCATTAATTTTTAATGTAATAAAAGGGCCTTTAATATATATACCGTCGGTAGATCCTATTGGTCCAAAAAATCTTTTATTATTATATGAATCTGAATTAATTCGTAACCACATTTCAAATGTATATTCATTAAATTTACCAGATTCATTTAAAAATCCATTGCCTGGAACTATAACAGATGGCAAATCATTTGGGGATAAAATAGTAACATTGTTGGCTCCATATACCATTGGAATTCCAGAATTTTTAGCCATTAGTGCATTATCTTTAACTAAATAATATCCAGTAGATTCTTGTAATCCATATGCATCTGCTGTAATACCGTATGATTGATCTATAGCAATAGTAGATGGAATTAAAACTTTTTCAGAGCCTAAAGAAAATGAATTAAATTCTTCCGACCACTGACCTAATGTTATTCCATTAACTAAGAAATGGTAATCATCAGTAGTTTCTGATGATCCAATATAATTAACTTTTAAAATAATTTGTAGATCTGTATCTTTATTTGGAATGTCAAAAGTTTCAGAAACAAAAAACCATTGATTATATATAGATGTGCTATATGTTTTTGTTTTTTCAACAATATTTCCCATTGTTGGGTTATAGTATTGATATCCAATTTCAATACTTGAGATATATGGACTTAGCGAATAGATGTATGCACCTACTGAAAAGGTAGCCATATCCGTATTAAGAGATGTAAAAGATACTAATTCATCACTTACACACTTTATTGTGCCATAGTCTCCTACAACTAATTCTCCAACTAATTCATTGACTATGCTCTCTGGAAAAGGCTGATCTAATGCACTACCTACTTGTGCAGTACCACCAGTAATGGACCAAGATGTTAAATCTCTATCTGCTTCAGAAATTAAAGAAATATAATCTGCTTTGTCATCTAATGCCCATAATGCAATAGGATGCTCTGAGAATACCTTTTCTGCATAAATATTTGATGGGCTTGACATAATGAATCTATTTTATCACATGTCAATTACTTTATTGGTAGCATGCAGGAATCTGTTGTGCAGTAAGCCTCTCCTTCAGCCTCTAGGTTGTCTGCGCTATCATAAATAGCAGACCAATCAATTTTTTTGATTTTTCCAATATAAGAATTATATTCTTCTTTAGAAATTTCAGTATACGGTTGTTGAGGATATACTTGATTACCCATTGGGAGGAAGGATACTGCTTTTAATTGTCCTTCATACATATGCAGTGCTGGTGCAATATTTTGTTTTTCTGTTTCTTTATCAAAGGATAATGTTACAGAAACACCATTATCTGACCAATACTTCTGCGTAGTAGCAGCAAGACCAATCTTTTCAAATAGTGTTACATCTTTTTCTGAACGTTTATGTTCTGATGCCATTGGGAAATAGACTACTTCTGTATTGTCTGATTGAATATCTTTTTCGATATGATACCCCGCTGCTTTAAATAAATGCATCATTGGATCTGTTGAACCAAACCTTACAGCACGAAGATAATATTTCCCTCCTGGTGTCCAGTGAACTCCTGGAGACGCACCAGAAAGAAGTGACACTGATCCAGATGGCTTAACTGTCGTTACACGAATTGATTCACGAACACATAACCATTCTGAGTACTGGTGATCATATTTACGAATTGTTTTATATCCCTCGTCCATCCAATCACGAGTGGTTGGTAAACCATGCTTATCTGAGAATGATGCAATGCCTGTAAGAGAAGTACCAATACGACGATTACGTTGCATAATACCATTTGTTTGTTGCCAATGTGTTGGAACAAGAGTTACAGTCTTACCATAAAGATATGCAAATTTTAATGTGCGTAAAAAGTCTTCCTTAGATTCATGGCGATTTAAATGTACTTCAACTAGAGTACAAAGTTCGTATGATTCTAATGGCTGCTCTGCACATGGATTGAATCCCATAACACGATAGTCTTTTCCATCTGCTGGATCTGCAAGACGACCATAATTACGAGCCACATCTAACCAAATAAATCCTGGCTCTCCATTATTTGCAATTAGATCAACATAATCTTCATAGTTAGTTCCTACCTCTGCTGAAATAGAGTTATTAGACATCCAGGCCCAACCAGAATTTTCTCCTGTTGGATCATAATTGTTTCTTTCTGGGAATGCTTCCCAATTTTTTAAATTAATAAAATCTGTGTCATCTGGTTTGCCCAATGCAAGAGTTGCAGAACGACGAACATTACCAGAGACTACGCAAGTACCAATAAGATTAATAATATCTACAATAGCACGAGAATCAAGGCTCTCTCCTGCCCTACCGCCAATAACTTTACGGATGGTGTTATGTAACTTAATGAGTGGTGCTGGACCACTAGCAACCCCTCCAAAGCCCTTAATTGGTGCTCCTAGCGGACGGATAAGGTCATAGTTAAATTCTTGAATATTTTGATTAGGACGAAGGAAAGAATTTAACAATAAACGAACTGATTCAACCCATCCTTCACGAGTATCTGGAATTTCATATGTGACTGTTGGCTCAGATGGGGAGTAGATCTGAAAATTCTTTTCTTGTCCAACAGTATCAAATCCAACTCCGACACCAAGCATCAAAGCATCCATAACCCAAGCAAATAGTGCACCTGGATCGTTCTTATCTAAATCCTTTGTAGAAACCATTGCACAGTTCTGTAGTGCTGCTGAATTTCTTTTTTCCATAGTCATAGGTGTTCCAAATGCCCACATACCACGACCTGGTGGAGTCCACTTTAATTCAAACATACGTTGAAATGCTTCTTGAGCAGATTTCTGTGCTTTATAGTCATTCCATGGTAGGCGATTTTCTTTGGCCCAGTTTTTCTGAACTGAATACATGCCTTCAATTACACGACGACATACATCTGACCATCGTTCTTTAGTTCCGTCCTCTTTCATTCTAGAGTAGGTTCGAATAAACGTAATCTCTCCTAATGAATTACCACCAGCGTCTACAAAACCAAAGGGCGATTCCTTTGTTTTATACTCATTAATGAACTCATCTGGTAAACGAAAACTAAAAAAATCTGACATGTGTTTCTCCTAATTAAAAACTGTTATTGACTAAGTATAGCAGAGTTTTATAAAAAGTAAAACTCTATACTTGTTCTATAGATTTAGACTTTATAAAACTTGCCAATCTAAATATTCCCTAAAATCTCCATGGCTAATAACTGTTGAATCAACCCACCAATCTTCATGATAGGATCTTTGAACTAAAGCATAACCAAGAGAATCTAGAATTTCTCTTTGTGCATCTCTAATAGCAATATTTCTCCAATACATATTTGCATCATGTTCGAATGTAATAAGAGTAAATCTATATGTATTTAGTGGAACTGCAATTAATCCTTGTAATGTTAAATGACTATTACCTCTTGGTCTTCCAAGATGATCATATCCAGCATCTATATCTAACTGTAAATAGTCAATTTGCTTTGGAAAATTATTCTTTTCAAAATAATCAATATAATTAAAAGAAAGAGCATCTCCCATACATGGATTTTTTCTATTACTATTAAAGCCATCTCTTAAATAATCTTCAATCTCAAAAGAAACTCCAGTCCAGTCATACTCTGTTTCTAGTAAGTAGGTATTATTACCATTATTATAATGTGCTGCACCTAATTCTACATAGTACCCGTTTGTTTTTTTATTTAAAATATTAATAATAAACTGTTCTTGTTGTGTCATTTGATGTGGAGCAGGTTCGTTATTTGTAGAATAAATATCTATCATTTAAATAAATCTCCTTTTAATCTAGTAGGTTCTTCTTCTGTTCCACGTATAAAAACAGTAGAGAAGTATCTTATTGTATCATCTAAAACTGGAAGAGATCCATGAAGAATATTTCCGCCATGAATATATAAAGTATTAGCCTTTGGTTTAACTATAATTCCTATTTCTGGATATTCTAATTCTCCACCTTCATAGTCATCATTATAATATAAACAAAATCCATAGCCTATATAATAGGATAAATCAGGTATCCATTGATCTCTGTGACTTTGTATGTAGTCTCCCTTTTTATATCTTTGTAGAATTAATTTTGGTGGATAGTCATAGTATGACTCAAATAAATTTTTCATTTTATCATTTATAGAATCAAAAATATTTATATCTTTAAAATATAAATTTTTACCATACCAAAAATCTGTAGTATCGTATTCTTTTTTATCTGTTGGATTAGATTTAATAGAATCATTAAACCAATCTTCTTCTTTAGAATTTTCTATTATTTTATATACTTCGGCTAACTCATTACTAGTTAAAAAATCACTTACTTCATAAACATTATCATGTAATTTATTTATCTTCATTTTATACCTACATATACTTGCTATTTGCAATATGACTTATTTCTAAGTGATTAATATTTACATATTTAGGTAATGATGCTACCCACCTAATTGATTCAGCCATGTCCTCTGCTGATAAAGCATTGTCTTTTTTTTCTACCTGAGTGTCTATAGTACCAGGACATATTTCTGTAACCTTGATTCCATATTCTGGAAATTCCATCCTCATAGTGTCAATCAATGCCATCTCTCCTCTTTTAGCATTGCTATAATTACCGCCACCTCTAAATGGTATTTTTCCACATAAAGATGTTATAAAAATAATTGTAGGTGATTCTGATTTTTTCATACATGGAACTAATAATTGTGAGAGATACATTGGTCCAGAAACATTTATATCATATGCTCTTCTAAAATTGTCCATTGTTTCATTAATAATAAATGTTGGACCTGAGCCACCACCTGCATTATTTACAAGTAAATCCAATGTAATATCTTTATATTTTTCAAAGAATTTCTTTATGTCTTCTTCTACTGTTATATCTAATTGATATACTTCTACATTATCAGAAACTAACTCAGAAACTTTTCGAAGATCTCTTGACACAGCAATAACTTTATATCCATTTTCAGACAGCAGTTTTACTGTTGCATAACCAACACCCTTGCTTGCTCCAGTCACTATTGCTGTTTTCATAAATTTAATTCTGATATTTCTTTCTTATAATAGTCTTCAAATGGCATATAAAATTGAATATTATTTATTATTGTCAAATTCTTAGGATCTCTATTAAATGACATTCTTTCTTTTTCCATTTTGTTCCAAATGTCTTCTCCATATTTTTCTTTTAATTTAATCCAAAGATGGTGTCCTTCATAATTATATTTCCAATAGGTTCTGATTATATACTTTTCACCTTTAGTAACTGCACGTACACCATGATAATGTGGATGCCCAGACATAAAAACAACAATATCTCCAGCATTTGGTTTATAGATATAATCTTCTTTAACTATGTTTACATCATTATCATCTAAAAATCTAAACATAACCTCTCCACCATCATAGTTATCATTTAAATAAAAAACAGCAGTAATACCAAATTTTTCCCCTGGTTCATAGGCAATGTCTCTTTGAAAATCAGTATGATGCATCATTGCATATTCGTCATCTGGATGCTCTGTATATTTTGCTACATTCCATCCTCGATATATCCAATTGTTTAAAGATATATTATTTTCTTCGGCATAAAGTTTTGTAGTTTTATAAAATAAATTATTAATTTTATTTTCTAAACTGTTATCTAAAATATTTGAACCATTAACATCTATTTTATTTGCCCATTCAATTTCTGTAGGAAAACTATTAAATTCATATTTAAAAAAAGTTGCTGATGCCATTGTTCCAAAAGTGTACCAATCTGTCCACTCTTTATTATTTACTAAATAGTTAATAACATCTTGATTTTCTTTTAAAGCATTTTTAAAAACCCATACTGTTTTATGAATTTTTTCTACTTCAAATTGATTCATTACATACCACTATTATTTAAATTCATATTGTTATGAATCCAATGACCTGGAATCATATACTTTACACCAGATTTAACTGTATGTGCAGTATGAAAGTATGGAGCAGATGCAGGAAAGATAATAACACTATTTGCTTTTGGCTTTACTCCAAAATCAATTGCATTATTTGCAACAGCATCACTATAATCTAGATTAACTGGTGGTGCTCCATGAACCCAACCATCTTTACTGTTCCAACCACCGTTATAGTCTTTTAACTGAAAAGATATTTCTCCGCCTTCGCAATCATCATTTAAATACATGACAAGCGAATACCTTAAAGTCTGGTCTCCATCTAATTGATCGAAGTGTGCACCCATTGCCATTCCAGTATAATATTTTTTAATATTAAATACTGGAAATAATCTTGGTTCATCAAAATCTCCCATTGCTTCTGCATAATCTTTACAAACATTATAAAAAGTAGTCATTACTGCATCGTAAATATAATTACTTTTTTCTGCTACATCTTCATAAAACTTTGAGATTGCGCTAGGGTCAAATGTCTTTGTTTCTCCGTATATAAAATCTTGATCATTTGACGATGTCCATTTTTGCCAAACATTTACATTTGAAATAGGATCTGATTTCATTGACTCTAAATCATTTAAAGTTGACATAAAAATATCAAAGTTTTCTATAGCATCTGTGTAATAATAAACTTTTGGATCTAGTATTTCTCTATTCATTAATATTTATTCCTTTCATAGTGGCCTCTCTCTTTAACAAAACCAACAACTACATATCTTATTGGACCGTCTCCAACATGTCTTACTCCATGAGTATGCTTTTCATCTCCTGGAAAAAATAACAAATCTCCTGGTTTTGGACGTAAAGAAATATCTAAATTACTAAAAAATAATTCACCGTCAACATAGTCATCATTAATATATATTATTGTTGCATATTGAATTGATGGATCAGTATGTTGGTCAGTATGTGCTTTTAACTCTACACCACTTTGCATTCTTTGAATAGTAGCAAGACCACTAAGCATAAGACCTGGAAAACTACTTTCTACAATTTTAGATAATCTATTATAAAAAACTCTTTGTTCTTTATGTTCTTTTACATTTAAATTTTTATCTTTCCAGTTTTGAGTAATTTCAAATTTACCTTCAGCAACAAGATTTTCTACATCGTCTCTACCAAATTTTTCCATACAAAAGTTTTTTAGATTACTAGTATATTCTATTTCCCAGTCTTCTTGAGATGCACTATTGATAACTCTTAATAAAAAGTCCATATCTTCTTTTGTTAAAAAATCTTTAATCCAAAGAATTTCATCAGTTACTTCTTCAAACACAAGATTATTTTCTTTTAGTTGTTGCTTAAATAAATCAATCATGTGGAATTTCACCTACCTTGTATCTATTTCCGTCAATATCTATCTTATATCCTTCTTTTAATAAATCTTGCCATTCTGCTTTTTCTTTTGCTTGATATGCTCTTGTTTCTTCCATTTCTTTGGCCCAAGCATCTCTTAGTTCTTGTGGATATGCATCTTCTTCTCTATCATCCCAAAAAGAACCAATGGTATATCTAACACCTTTAGTAATTAATGTTACTTCATGCATGTTGTTAAATCCCCCGTCAAATGCTGCAAGCATACCTACTTCTGGAGATATTGAGATATCATTTGATGGGAATTGCAAAAGCCCTCCGTCAAAATCATCATTTAAATATAAAAATGCAGCATATCTACTTCTTGTAAATGCGCCAGACTTTCCTTTTTCATCAGTGTTATCTGAATGAAGTCTAGCAAATGCTCCTGGTTCCCATTTTTGAGTATGATAGCCTATTTGACTAACTATCGCTGGATCTATATCGTGTACAGATGCTACAGCATTGATAATTGCATTTTTTATATCTGAAAAAATTGTTGGAGATAGTCCTTCTTCAATGACAATTTCATCGTCATCCTGTGGCAAGACTGATGAATAAGATTCATAAAAAGATATGGGTGTCCAAGTTAGTTTGCCCTCATCTGCATGTCTATCTAAAACCTTAATTAATTTTTTTGCAGTATCCGCATCTATAAAATTTTTATACAACACTATATCTTTTGTTAATCTATTTTTGTTTTCTAGGTTCATGATATTCTAACTCCATTCTCTATTTCAAGTCTTTGTGGATAATCTTTTCTAAAATTTTCCATAATTTCATCTTGCATAGAAAGCCAAGTATCTTTGCCAAATTCATTTTCTTTGTCAAACCATTCCTGATCACCTTCACTATATCTTTGCCAATACATTCTGGCAAAATACTTATGTTCATTTTTTGGTTCAACTACTGAATGCAAATATACATCTCCATCACTTGTTAGTACTTCTGGATGTCCAGATGGAAATACTAGAAAATCACCAGCCTTTGGCTTATACTTAAAAAGTTTACCATTTACTGCAAAATCAATTTCTCCATTTTCATAGTCATCATTGATGTAGGCTAAAACCGTTATTGTAAATTTATAGCCTGGACTTACAAGAGGTTCTCTTATATAGTCTGAATGGTACATCATTGCTCTTTTATGTTGATCTATATTTGGATCTATTAATTTAGTATCTTTATGATATCTACAAATTGAAACCCCATGCGGTCTCCACCTTAATAGTTTTTGTCCTTTTTCATCTCTAACTTCTGTTTGTTCATTAATATCAAATTTAAGTTCATCGGACATTCTTTTTACATAATCTTCACTTACTTCATAGAATCCAGTTATAAGTTCCTTTAAGAAATCTTTTTGAATTTGTTGTAGTGGAGTTTTTGCATCTATTTCTTCTAATTCTCTTAAATCAAGACTTGATGTAAGATGTGGTGCTGCTGGATTTAAATAATCTCCAAATCTAGACCATTGTGTCCATTCAGTAAAAAATCTATCTTCATTATTAGTTGTTGATTCTTTTAATATTTCATAATTTTTTTGTGGATCTGCAAAGAAGTTTCTGTACACAAAAATCCTTGGATATATCTCTATTACTTCAACTGAATCATTAATCATTTTTATTTTATCCCCCTTTTTGGATCCCAAGTACTAATCTCTTCTTGAGTTAAAAAAATTCTATGATATTCTTTATTTGGATCTGGTTTAATTTCTCCAGTATGTTCTAATATTTCCCAAAAAAATGGACATGTAAATCTAGTAGAATTTTGAATTTCTGTCACACCATGAACATAATTCATATCACCTGGGAAAAAATATGCAGCACCTTTCTTAGGTTTAAACTGTATTCCTTGATTTGGAAAGTACAATTCTCCACCCTCATAGTCTTCATTAATATAAAACAAACTTGCAATATCATAATTAGGAAAATCATTTGGCAATCCAGCATCTGGTCCGTCATGTAGTTCTTTATCTGCATGTGGACTTTGATATTGCCCTGGATTCCATTTTACAATTGTCTGGCCTGTTGGTCTAACCTTAACCTTAAAAAAGTCTTCAATAATAGGCTGTAATTTATTAACCAACCCAACTATTACAGGAACAATTCTAGGATCATTTTGATTTAAAGATGGAGCACTACAAACTCTGTCTTTCCAATAGTCTGCATCATACACCACTGTTCCATTTTCATTAACATGGCTTTGTGTTACATCCCAAATTTTAAGATTTCTTGCTGCATTATCTAAAAAATTTAATTCTTCTTCGCTCATAAAATTTTCTAGTTCAACAATGTTTTCTGATCCACTGCCAAAAAATCCAGACGGAGTAATAGATGGATGTCTAATTACCTCAATTGCGTCTTCTGGTATCATATTAATATTATATCACTTTCCTGTATTATCATTTACAAATAATTTAAGAGTTTTGACCTCATGAGAACCTCGAGATTCATTCTTTTCATTTACTGCATCTCTGTACCAGTCTGTCCATTTTCCAGCAGAATTAATAACTTGCGCTGCTTCTCCATATGACTTATTTGCTTCTTGCCTCAAACCCATATTATCTTTATAATCAAATATTTCTATAGATGTATTATTGAGATTAGTTAAAGAAATAGGAAATATGGTTGCCACTGGAGTTCCAGCCTCAATTATTATTGTCTTATTTGCTTTTTTTGCTTTAAGGGCTAATGGCAAAGGATTGTCATAAAATGATGTACTAATCAAACTTGCCATTGTTTCAAATTCATCACTAAAATAATTAACTGGATTAATTGTCAAAAGACTTACATCTTTATCTGTTCTAAAGATTAATCCAGTATGAAAACTAATGGAAGACTGACCTCTACCAGAATATGATCCTGGTGGGCTAGAGATTTTTACATGTGTATCTGTTTGATCATTTACTCCATCCCATATAAATTCAATGTCTTGGGTACAGGACAGATTCCATCCAATAACATTTGCTTGCGTTACTGGAAAACATCTATATGCATGGTTTTCAGATGTTTCGTCCATCCAATCTCTTTTTATAGACATAGGACTGATAGTAAAAAGAGATCCCTGCATTTTTTCAACAGATATATTAAACATTATTCATTTTCCCACTTTGGATCATACATTTCTTGTGTATGAAACTTTTTACTATAATCTAGCATAGTAACAATTGAATATTTTGTACCAGAATGAACTGGCATTGCTTGATGAGGATACATATAATTTGATGGAAATACATATAGATCTCCTGCCTTTGGCTTTATATTTAGATCCTGAAGTCTAAAATATAGTTCTCCACCATCATAGTCATCATTAACATATGCTACTAAAGAAACTGTACAGTTGTAAGAATATCCATGATCGTGATGCTCCATAAAGTGTTGACCTGGACCATACTTAATAAAATTAAAGGCTTCCCAGTATTTTAAATTCATAATATTAAAGTCTCGTCTATAGTCTTCAACTGCTGGAAATTGTGCATCGTATACATCTTGCCAAATTCCTTGCAGCAGCACTGAATCTTCAGACTTATCTGCTTCAATGTCCGTCTTTTTAAACTTAAAGTCATAGCAATCACGATAATCTGGCATTAGTTGTTGATAACCAACATATGCTGGATACCAGTGATACCTTTTACCATCAGGTGATGCTTCTCCATACCCTGCTGGCTCTCCTAGAATATTTTCTAATCTTTCTATAATATTTAATTCTGGCTTAATAACATTTCTGTAACAAACAATACCGTTACCAAGATTTTCTTTTTCTGTCCAAGTATTCATTTATATCCTATCTGTATTCTCTTCTAGTCCAAACTTTACTCTTATAAACTCCACCATCTGGTTGTCTATAAAAATTTGCGTTCTTTACTATATTATCATATATTTTAGATTGATCTAAAATATCAATATTGTGTTCCCAATTTTCTCTTTTGAATGGAAGAATTTGTAGATATGGCGTTCCAGCAGGGATAGTTCCCTCCCAACCTTCAGCAATAAAAAATGGAAAACTTCCAAGCAAATGAACCTTATCTGAATCAACAATTCCAGTTGTATTCATAAACGGAAGATCAAAGCGATTCATGGGGTTCATAAAAAGTGCACTATAGCCTTCTGGTAATGCCATACCCCAATCTGGCATCCATGCAAAATGATCTTTATAGAATCCTTTTGGATGTTCAAATTGTGGCATTGCTGGTCTTGCAGTACAAAAATCCTTATACATTGAATCATTTATTTTTAAATCTAGTGATCCCCTACTATTCTTAGTAAAGGTAATATCACATGGTGTCTTAAATAAATATCCAGTTATAAAGGCATCCAATATTGCTGGACATGCTTTCCATGTTGGAATCATTCCATAATCATCAGTTGTTCCTTCTTTAGGAAAAGGACAAATTTCTCTTGTTGCTTTATAATATTCTCCAGTTACTGGATTTTTGGCAAATCTATCTGCCTCCTTATACCATTGAGGCATTGATGATTGTGTTGGAACTGGAACAGATATACTTTTAAGATTTAGCCATGGCCTATTTGATTTAAAAGATATGACATTATACTCTTCACTCATTGTTTATGACCTAATTCGTTAATATCTGTCATAATAACTACGCAATATTTTGTACCGCTTTTCATTGGAAGAGATGCATGTTCATAAATATAATTAGATGGGAAGATTGCAATATCTCCAACTCTAGGCTTATGAACATATCCATCTAATCTTGGGAATTGTATCTCTCCACCTTCATAATCATCATTAATATAAATAACTGCTGACACTGTTGTATTGTATGCTGGACCATGATCTGCGTGAATATTAAAGTGTTTTCCTTCACCTTCATATTTTACAAAATTAAAAGCCTCATAATAAACTACATGAATTCCCCAGTATCTTGCATAATCATCTATACAAAATTTTAATTTTTGATAAATCTCTTCATGTAAATCAATAAGTTCGGCATTAGTCTCATTTCTTGGGCCAAGATTTTCTTGTTTATATTTAAAATCAACACAATCTCTTGCCTTTTTAATTGGAGATTCAGAGTTTGTAACTTTAGCCTCAGACCACTTATAACGCTTAGTACCATCTAAATTTGACTCTAATATATTAATATATCTATTAGCATCTTCTAGTGAAAAAACATTTCTGTAAATATTCAATCCTAGTCCTGGATTTTCTACTATGATATTATTTTGAATTTCTTTTGGTTGCATTCTATTTAATGCTGTTTCTGAACGATCTTTATATAGCCAAGCATCTTGTGGATCTTGATATAGATTTTCCATGTTATCTCCTAAACACTCCCTTCCATTATAGCATAGATGATATAATAATAGTAGGTTATAAAAATTAAATGATAGCAATGAGAAAAATGAAAAAACTACAAATAGAGTGGATGTTCGAAAGAAGTCACAAGTTTCCTGAAGATGCAAAATTATTGCAAATACTAGACAATAACTTTACATCTATCCTAATACGAACTGCATCATTTTTCCCTGATCCATGGACAATTGCTCAGGACTATTTATCTATTACAAAAAATTTAAAGTTTATTATTGCTGTAAATCCCGCTAGTATTCATCCTGTTTTTTGTGCAATTAAAATATCTACCCTACAAAAAAAATATGGAGATAGAATATCTATTAATTTAGTTTCTGGTGCAAGCACTGTTGAACAATCTATATATAGCGATAATATAAAAATAGAATCTAGATATCGTAGAACAGCAGAGTATGCTGAAATTATAAAAAAATTAGTTATAGATGGAAGAATAGATAGTTTTAATGGAGAGTTTTATAATTTAAATGATGTAGATATTTTACAGGGAATGGACTTTGAATTAGTTTTTGCTGGTTCTTCTGATGATACAATAAATCTTGCAAATAATTTTGGATCATGCCACTACTATTCAATGGAAACTTTAGAACAATATCAAAAAAATAGAGATAAAATTATAGTAGAATCTGCTATTAAAACTACTATTATTGTAGATAAGGATAGTCAAAAAGCATGGGGCTTTGCGGATAGTTTATTAGAAAATGTTACAGAATTATCTTTATTAGAATTAAAAAAAGATTTATCTAGTCATGAGTCTCAAAATCAAAAACGTCAGCAACGACTGCATAACTTCTCTAAAGAAAATTTAAAAGTAGATAAAAATATTTGGTCTGGAATGGGGCTATTAAGAGGTGGTGGAATTACAGCAATGGTTGGAGATTTTAATGAAGTTGCAAATCTTATAGAAGAGTTTTATAATTCTGGACTTAATAGAATTTTGATTGGTGGAAGTCCAGAACATATTTATATTGAAAATTTTGTAAATGGTGTTATTCCTATACTTCAGGATAAAAATATATTATGATGTATAACTCTTTTTTTTATTTGCATATTCCCAGAACAGGTGGAACTCATTTTAGAGAAAATGTTTTAGAAAATATTAAACCACTACTAATAAATAAAAATATTTCAATATACGATACATCCGACGATAAAACTGCACATTGGTGTTGGTACAAACCTTATATTACTGATTCTTCTTATATTTATGCATCTTTAAGAGATCCAGTTTCTAGACTTATTAGTCAGTTTTGTCATCAAGCATCTAATGCTATCAAATATACAAATACACCATACAATATATCTGATATTAATAAAGATATGTTTTATAAATGGATTGAAGACGGATATTTAAAATATAAAAATGTACAATCTAAGAGTTTTGTTTATTACAATCAAAACCATAACATATATAAATCAGCCAAAAATTTAAGATGGAATACCTCAGATGTGCCAAAACTTGATCATTTTATGTTTGACCAGGATTTTATTAATTATAATTTTGATATAAAAGATGTATTTAAAAATATTAATAAAATTAATTTTATATCAAAATCTGAAGATATGAAAGATGGAGCAATCCAAGAAAAAATTATAAACTATATCATTAAAGATTTAGGAATTAATTACCAATATAGTATAAGTTTAAACAAAAACAATAATTATAATCTAGAAATTACATCTAAATTAATAGATACCTTTTCTAAAAAAGAACTTCAGAGCCTATATGAATATCAAAACATAGACTCTGAAGTTTACTTTTCTAATATATTTACAAAGTATTAATCGTGTACCTTATATATTACAAGTTCTGCATAATCATATATTGGTGCTTTGTCTAAATATCTTCTTACATCATAGGTATCTTCAAATAAAAATACTAAATATGAATTAGTGTTTCTAATTATTTCCCAATTTTTATTCATAAATTGATCAAATATTGTTTTTTGAAATGGAAAATAAAAATAATAAACACAATCTTTATTTTCTACAACATAATCTAATGCATTTACATTTATAAAATTAACATCTTTTGTTATAGGCAAATTAAATGTAGATAAATTTTTAACTGCTATATCATGAAAAACAGGATCTGCTTCAACTCCAGCATAGTCTTTGTATGGTGCATCTTTTATTAAATTATAAAATAATACTCTTCCTTTTCCACTTCCAATATCTATAAATGTGCAATTTTCAATACCAGGTTGTTTTGATAATTCTTCATTAACCATGTCTACATACTCTAATGCTGATGCTTCATATTCATTTGATCCAACAATAGGAATTGAGTTAGCAATTCCTCCAGGTCTCATAGCACCACTACCATCGGCTGTTGGTGCAAGAGTACCCTTTGTGTCTATGTTGTACTTACTATCAAATTCATCATACTGAAGACAGTCTGCTCGTCTTATTCTTCTAATTACGTCTGGATTTTTTAACATAATATCCTCCTATGGTATATTCTATCACGTCTATTTAGGATTATTTTCTAATAAATTATTAAATATTAAGTCTATAATAATGTGAACTCTTTCTGTATCTGTAGGATTATCTACAGAATGTGGAAGGGAGTTATTAATATCATACCACTTTCCTACTTCCATATTTAATGAATGATTTAATACTGTAAACATAATATCTTTATTAGTTATTAATGGCACATGTATTCTTCTTCCTAAATATAAAAATTCTCCACTATCTATATGTGGTGGTATATGACTATTCGCATGCATCTTAACAATTTCGCATCTTACCACTTTTGCATCGTAAATATACTCTAGGTGTTTATATAAATTATTCATAACTAGTTGCGACTCTGGATCCTTTAAAGAGTTAATATCTTCTGATAGATTACCCTGTCCAACTTCCCACCAATAGTCCATAAACCTTAATTGAAACATTTCGGTATCTTTATGAGTTGCAAGTTTGTCTTGTCTAGATGTGTCTAGTTTCCATTCTTCATCAAAATTAACAACTTCATCGATTAATTTATCTAAAGAAAATGGTATATCTCCTACAACAAATTGCCAAGTAGTGTCTTTACTTTTTACTTCTGACGTAATCATATATTTCCATATCTAAACTATTTAATTCTTCAATCTTGTTTTTTATTCTATCTGGAATAGCCATTTTTCTAAAATTTTCATTTAACTGATTTCTATTTGAAAATGAGTAAAATCCATAAGTTTTATAAACAAGTTCATTTAAATTACTAATAAACTTGTCATGATTTTCTAAAGTATCTAGTAAATACATAGAGTCAAGTAGTGACTTGACCTCTGACATATTAATATCTCCGTCTTCTAAACACCAACCATCTAGTGCTCTTAGTGTTCCATGATCTTTAGAATTATATAATTGTTCATTTAATGGCTTATTGAGACTTCTTGCTTGTAAATTATGCTGTACTGGATTTTCCATCCACTGCTCTAATTGTGCATCTAAGTGAGCACCTTTATAAGATCTATGCATATAAATAAAATTACTAATAAATCTATCTACAGGATCACGAACTAAACATATTGTAATTAAATCATTTCTATATTTTAATGGAGTAGTTCCAAAGTGCCCTGATATAAATTTTTTATCAGTAAAAGTTTCTGGAAATACCTCGCCATGATTTGTAGCAAAGAATGGTATTTTCTTTGCTCTCAAATCATTAACAATGTGCGACTTTATATATATTCCAGAACATCTTGGAATATGTAAGTGGTTTATAGTGTCCAACTAGTTGGAATCCCTTCTAGTTGGACCCTGGAACGCACCTTTCTTATTGTGAGAAATAATATCTCCAGCGATGAACAAGTCGTAAGGTGTAACTGAGAAGTCGTACACATCTACACTTTCATCTAGGTATCCAATACTTTCTACTTCAACATCAGTCATTCTATTTTCAATATCGTAGACTAGGAAGTCTCCAATCTTAATAGTTCCTGCTTGAATGAACATGTAAGTATTATCACGTCGAGCCAAGATCATGTGCTCTAGAGAGAATCTTCTTGTCTTAGATTCATTAAACATTACTGTTACTGCGACCTGACGAACCTTAATAGATTCTACAGTAGTCTCAACAACCTTGTCGTCTGTTACTGATTCTGAAGCCCAAGTTTCAACATCGTACTGGTTTCTATCTAGTGGTAGTTCGTTGAATGTATAAGACATCAATGTCTGTCCTACCTGGATATCTTTAGCCTTGATAGAGCCATTTGGTGTACGCAATTCTGTATCTCCATGTACACAGAATGATGGGAAGAATGGGAAGAATGGTGGGAAGAACGGACCAAACGCTGGTGGGAAGAATGGACCGAATCTAGGTGGGAAGAATGGTGGGAAGAACGGGAAGAATGGTGGGAAGAACGGGAAGAATGGGAAGAATGGGAAAAACGGAGGGAAGAATGGTGGGAAGAATGGGAAAAATGGAGGGAAAAATGGAGGGAAGAATGGAAAGAATGGAGGTGTAGTAGTAACAGTACCTGTTGTAGCACCTGCAGATGTTCCATTGGCATTAATTGCAACTATTGTATATGTCTGCGATCCTGGTGTTGTACCAGGGTCATTAGCGTCATAGGATGTTGCAGCAGCAGAAATACCAGTATAACTTGATCCATCTGAGCCAGTAATTGTATATGAAGATATAGCCTTACCACCAGTTGCTGGTGTTGTCCAAGTTATTCTATTTGTGTTTGCAGACAAAGCAGAACCAGATGGATTTTGTGGTGCCTGCGGAACTGTTGTTACAGCAATGCTTGCTGTTGTATCAGTTGCTGGATTTGAGTTTGCTGTACCAGCAGCATTAGTTCCACGAACAGTAAAAGTATATGAACCTGCTGCTAGTCCAGTAAATGTATAAGATGTATTTGAGTTACCTGTAGTAATTGTACTTGTTGCAGGAGTTGTAGTAATGGTATAAGATGTTGCTGCAGGAGATGTAGCAGGTAAAGTCCAAGATAAGTTAACAGCACCATTGCCATATGCTCGACTTGTTCCAACATCTGTTCCAGTCAAACCTGTTACTGGATCTGGTTGTAAGAAGTTATCCTGTGCTGAAGACTTAATACCTCTTTTTTTACTTGTTGCCATGCTATTCTCCTTTTATTTTGGTAATCTCTATTATGCTGACAAATCGCCCATTACTACCCAAGTGTCGGTTGCTCTCTTGAAAAGAGTTGCAGATGACCATTGAGCACGTAGGTTTAACCCTGGTGTAGCATTTACAGTTACACCTGATGCTCCAGCAATTGTTACTCCACCAGTATTTGTGCGAAGAATATCGATTGATGTTCCTACTGGATAAGCGACTGCTGAGTTTGCAGGGATTGTAATTGTTACTGCTGAACCACCTGTATGAGATACTTCAATTAAAGAATCTCTTTCAGTTAGTGAAGACAGAGTATATCCTGCTGTCTTTTGAATAATTGCAGTGCGTGAAGGAACACCTTCTTTTGTTTGTGTACCATCTGAGAAAACTACACCAGATGATGGGGTAACTGTGGTTGCTTCAAATGCGCCAACCTTAAGATCATCCATTGAACCTTGTGAAAAGTTAACGGTAGTTGTTGGTTCATCTGTTACACCCTTGAAAAGTTTCCATTTTCCATCTGATGAATCTTTTACAAGACCTTGGTGAGCATATGTTCCATCATTATATGAACCAACGAAACCAAGATCTACAAGGTTTGCATTGTTTCCTTCACCAAGATAGATAAGTGGGTCAGATACAACAAGGTCTTGTGCAGAAACTGTAGTTGTTGTTCCTTGTACTGTAAGGTTTCCAGTTACTGTAAGTGCTGCTGCGGTTGTTGTACCTGTAAATGTTGGTCCAGCAAGATTTGCCTTAAGATCAAGTGCTGTTTGTGTAGCAGTTGAAACTGGCTTATCTGCATCAGATGTATTATCTACGTTACCAAGTCCGACCATTGACTTTGTAATGCCTGAAACAGTACCTGTAAATGTTGGATCTGCAAGAGGAGCCTTCAAAGCAAGGTCTGAACCTAAATCTTTAATTTTTGATTGAGCAATATCTGCTATTGCACTAATATCAGAATCAACAATAGTTCCGTCTTCAATTTTGGCAGAAGTTACTGCACCATCTAGAATCTTTGCTGTTGTTACAGCATCTCCAGCAATCTTATCTGCAGTTACAGCAGAGTTAACGATCTTTTCTGTTGATACTGTGTTATCTGTTGGTGTTCTTGTATCAGATAAACGTGAGTCGTCTGTAAGAACAAGATCTCCTGTATCAGAAATTCCATGAACATTGGTTGTAGCACTATTATGTGTTCCTACAGCAGTATCTGCATATCCTTCTGCATATGACTTTGTAGAAAGTAATGATGTATCAGCAATACCATGAACACCTGTTGTATCATTGCTATGTGAAAGCACTGCAGCATCTGCATAATCTTTTGTTGCTAATGCTGCTGTATTAGCAATTCCATGAACATCGGTTGTAGCATTAGCGTGATCATCAATTTGATCAATAACATTTTGAACCTGTCCAGCAGGTACCATTCCATCTTGATCAAGTGTTGCGACACCATCTGGTTGTCCCTTTGTGCTTAAAAGAATATAATCATCTAAGTTTCCACCTAGATCTTCTATGTTTTTGAAATAAGATAGTACTGACCATGCACTAGCACCGTCACCAATTTTGAATTGACCAGTATCGGTTTCAAATCCGATTTCTCCTGCTGCCAAAGTTGGGTCTGCATCAGTCCATTGCTGTGCTGTACCTCTGCGCTGTTGCATTCTAATTGCCATTATTTATCTCCTTAGTACACTTAAGTACATTATATTTCATTTTTTTTATACTCCGCCACCGTCAAGTACTAGGGATCTACTTGCCAATGCCTCTATTGCAGCATCAACAAAGGCTGTTGTTGCTACTTGTGTTGTGTTTGTACCTAATGCTGCAGTTGGAGCAGTAGGAATACCAGTTAAATCTGGAGATGCCAAAGGTGCCTTCAATGCAAGGGCATTTGTAATAGTAGATGCATAGTTTGCATCATCTCCGATGGCTGCTGCTAGTTCATTCAATGTGTCAAGTAGTCCAGGAGCACCATCAATTAAATCTGTTAGGGCTTCGTTATCTGAGAAATATGAAAGATTTGCCCAACGATTGCTACCATCACCAATTTTAAATTTATTTGTATCTATTTCAAAACCAATTTCACCTGCTGCGAGTATTGGGTTAGCAGATGTCCATGTTGAGGCAGTTCCTCTGCGTTGTTGCATTCTTGTTGCCATTTATTTCTCCTTGTGGTATTTCTACCGTTTTATTTTATAGGCTTAATTATAACATCAATTTTTAATTGAAGTTATCTGTTGCTACTCCACCATCATAAAATACATTCCATGAAGAAGTATTTGGATCTCCAGCATCCTGCCCAGGGGCCTGTGGATCATATGATGTTCCAGCATCAACAAAGGTAGTAACAATTAATCCATTTCCATCAATAGATGTATCGTGGATATGGTCTGGAAGAGTAAGTGTATCTTCTATTGTAGCCACAGTTACCCAGGCATTGTTATAATATACATTTACTCTTTCTGTTATTGTGTCAAACCATTGATCACCGTTACTTGGTGATTCAGGAGCGGTAGATCCAACAACCATACCTCCAACTAAAGAATCTACATATCCTTTAGTAGCAGCATGTGTGCTTATTGTAGGTTCTCCTACAACTACAGATCCTCCGAAACTACCGCCATTTACGACTTGTAGTCCATTTTTGACCTTGAAATCTTTATCTACTGTTGCCAAGATCTACCACTCCCTCTTTTAATTTTTTATTATGCTAACAATGTACCTACAACAGTAACTGTTGAGTTATTATTAACAGTTAAGACACGAAGTCTTACATCAGAACCACTAACATCTGCAGAGATTGTCATTGCAGATCCGTTAGTTCCAACCATTGCGTATTCTGTGATAGCAATATTATCTGATGTATCAAGAGTTAATAGAACTTCTGCTACATCTGTATGTGTTCCATAAGCAGTCTTAACTAAGAACTTTGCAGTTCTATAATCAGCCTTTGCCCATGAATATGCTGTAATTTCTGAAGCAGTTGCAACTTCTGTAGTTGATGCAACTTGCTTTGCAACTGAA